ACCACTGACATCACGATCAACATCGATGGCACGAACCCAGCCATTAGCATCGGGATTATGATCGCTAGGGCGAGCTGCGTGTCGGGTATCACCGATCCAGCCATCCGATGTGCGGTCACGACTTGGGTAGGAGTCATCAAACTGCTCGCGTAATTGCTTAGCAGCTTTACTTAATTGAGGCTTCACAGTCCAAGTGCAACCTTTAAGTCATCTACAGATAAGCCAACACTTGCTAACTTTTCCTCTATTGTAATTACGCGCTTAGGAGTTGGATTAACCCACTTGTCATCTGCTGTGTGAGCATTGACAAAGCCTTCTAATACTGATTGAGCAACAGATGAGTTAATAACAGTCTCGCCTGTTGGCTCAGTTATTGTGTTCATGTCAATACCTGACTCGTAGCCTAGTTGATCTAGGTTAATTTTCTTAGTTGTAGTTACTTGACTCATCATCACACCTTTATCCCGAAGATTGAAGATCCTGCTTTAACAGAAGTGCCATTAGCACTGCTTGTATTTTGTGCAAACTGAAATTGTAGATCTCCAGCTGTGCTTCCATTAACAATTGTGCCGTATAACTGAATTGCGCGGTTGTTAGCATCAACAAATAAATCAGAACTTGTGCCGCCTGCTGCTACTGAAGTCAAAGTTGTTGCTGCCGCTGCATTAAAGATTACCTGGCTTGATGACCATAAAACAGTTGATCCTGCTGGACCGGTAAATGTCACCTTGATGTCTGGTGTGCCATCGGCTGCAAATGTGTAAAGCCACGCTTGAAAGATAAAAGTCTCACTAGCTGCTACTGCAAATTTTAATTGTGAATCATTAACTAAAGTCGTGCTGCTAGTAACTGTCTGATCTGATGACTTGCGTACAGCTTGTATAAACTTTGAGTATTTAAGTCCTGTTGCCTCTGCGCTATCAACTGTTAAAACTGTGCCGTTTGTTGCACCAACGGCTAAACGGGTGAATGCATCGGCACCTGTGCCGACTACTAAATCACCTTTAGCATCAATTGCTGTTGCCATAGAGTTAGTAACAGTTGGCACTGGCCCAGTTGGATCTGTGACTGTAATACCTGTACCAGCTGTAACACCTGTTACATCACCACTGCTGCCTACTGCTACCCATGCTGATCCTGAGTAAGTTAAAGTTGCATCTGTGTCTTTTAGGTAACAGGCTTGTCCTTCTTGTGGAGAAGTAATAGCAGCGTCTCTAGCTGCTGCACTGGCAAAGACCAGTATGCCCTGCATAAGGTAGCCATTAGTATCTCCCGCGCTTAAAACCTCACCTGTAGTAAAGGTCTTAAAGCCTAGTCCTGCTGCCATGTTTTCTCCTTAGTAACTTAAAACGCTAGTGTCTAGAATACCGTATAATGCCGAGTTTAAGATGAAGCCATCGATGATTGGCTCAGCTGTGCCTAGTCTTGTCTTCCATGAGTTAGGCGTGATTGAGTGCGAGATATTAAATACCTGCACTGTCTTAGACAAGGTTGTGTTGTTAGGCTGTGTTGTAGTTACGCTGATCGGACTAAAGAAGTCCAGCGATAGAGCAGCAACAGTGCCGGCAGTGTAATTATCCTGCTGCAGATCTAGGGTCAATTCATCCACTCTAGAAGTTGTGTCCTTGCGTGAGGCAACAAAGGCTTGAGCATATTGCAGGGCTACAGCATCTGTCTGCATTAGCAATCCAGATTGGTTATAGCTGTGAGTAAAGAATTTGGCAATAGAGGCTGCATCTGAGACAGTTTGCACTGCGCCACCTGCGCGAGTGACAGTAGCAAGGTTATAGACTTGAGTATCGTCAAAGACCCACTTGACATCAAAGTAGCCAATGGCTGTGCCATCATCCTTAAACACTACTGGAGTACCGCCAACAGATGAGACAGTTAAGTTTCTATCTTGGAAGGTCAGTCGCCCTGAATGATCCATGTACACTGCGCCATACTCAGTAGTAGTAACAGTCTGCAAGGCTTGTAATGCTGTGCGCTGTGTGGCTGGATCTGCCTGTACTGTCGTAAGTCCTGTGTCAATGTCTCGCAGGGCAGTAGGCCAGCTGATAGTGTCTAAGATCCTGCCTATGCGTGTGCCTGTAGTTTCGCCTGCAACAGCCCCAGTAACTCCAAAGAATTGTGCATTCTGGAATAAACGGAAACCATCTACAGCTGTAATAGTTGTGTACACAATATCGCCATTAAACTTAGGCGTAGATGTGTTATAGCCTGTTATGTACCCTGCAAAGATTGGGTAAGTTACTGACGAGTAGGTTGCAGTGATGACCATCTTGCGCATTGGGTTTAGGTAAGTGTAGTAAGGCGATAGCGTGTTCTGTGGGTTAAAGTCACCATTCTGATCTAGCAGACGGATAGAAGCTGTGCCTGTCTGGAATTGCTCAGATGAGATATTGCGCCCTCGATTAGTATTGACGCTATCTAAGAGGTTGGAGACATCGACTACAAGGCCAGGAGCTGAGTCCGAAAGTACATCGCCACCATCTAAGCTAGAAGTATTTAGAATAAAAGGATAGCCGAAACTAGCTCCAGTGCTGAAGTCAATAATTACATTGATAATGGGTACTGTCATAGTGACCCAGCTTGAGTAAGTAAGTCACCGCGCTTATTAAGAGTTATCAAGCCGTTCTGGATTAGTGTGACCAGTTCATCTGGATTAGCGACAGTGCCGGCATTGACTACGACAGTCACACCTTTATTACCTGATGATCCTCCGGAAGTCATACCCATCATAGCTGCATTAAAGGGATTGTAATTACCCGCCATGTCAATTCTGCCACCTTGGGCAAAGATGCTAGGCATCATGACAGTAGGCGCAGCTAAAGTTGCTGTGCCTGTAGGCGTTGCTGTTGCTGTTGCTGTTGCTGTAGGCGTAACGATTGCTTTGCCTATGGCTGTCAATTTAGCAAGGGCAGCATCAAGGTTAGCCAGGTTAATTAGATCTTTGGGCAGAATGGCATCGAGGATTGACTTGATGTCTTTTAACTTTACTTCTTGACCAGTCAGAGCACCGATAATCTTGAGGTCTGCATTAAGTTTATTAGTAGCGTTAGTAATTGCTTCGACATCTTTAGACTTAATTGCATCCTCTAAATCAAGGATTGATTGCTTGACCTTCAGGCGAGCAAGGTCATTGGTAATCTGTAGCAGTTGTGCTTGGCTAGTTACCTTACCTAGCTGTTCGGCTGCGTTCTTCTCAGCTGCTGCAAGGGAGATCTTCTCCATGTCAAAGACATTGTCACTCTTACCAAGGGCAAGGTTAGCCTTATCGATTGCCAGCTTTAACTGCTTGGCCTTGAGTTGCTTCAATTCTTCTGCCGTTAGTTTCTTTTTAGTTGCTAAAGTTATGTTGGCATACCTGGCTTCTAACTCGGCTAGGTGAGCAAGACCAGTATTACCTGCTAATTGCGTAGAAGTTGCACCAATTTTATTGATAATATCTAAAGCATCCATGATTGGCTTAGGAAGAATTAAATATTTAAGGTTTGGTATGAGTTTATCACCGCCTGGTATTTTCTTAAACTCTGCTATTACTAAAGCAATACCTCTAACAACATCGGCTGTGTAAGTTGCTAAATCTTGCATACTTTTAGCTAGATCATCGACTGTAGTGTCCTCGGCTAATATCTTAAGCGAGTCAATAATTCCCTTGCCGATAATTTCTTGCACATTGGCAGATGCAACAGATAACTTATCCATTGATCCTTGGAAGGTATTGGCAGAAGCAGTTGCAGATCCAGCAAAGGTTGTAGACAGCTGGTTCATTATGTCATCGAAGGACTTGGCCTTGAGATCAGCCTTGGAAATACCTACACCTAACTTGCCAAGTGCAGTGTTATTGCCTAGGTAGGCCTTGGAAATTGCGCCTGTCACCGAGGCTAAGTCGCGGCCAGTTGATGCCGAAATATCTAGAGCAATTTGTAATAACTTCTGGGACTGTGCTGTGTCTTGTGTGGCTACCGCTAATTGTTGAAAGGCAGGGCGCAGTTTGTCATCGACTATGCCGAACTCCGACTGTAACTTTTGAATAAAGGCTTCTGAGGTCGCTGCATCTCGACCAAGCCCGACATTCTTGAGAGCTAAAGCTAGTTGCTTCTGTGCTTTCTCATCGGCTGCTGCTGCCTTGACTGAGGCTTTAGCAAAGGCTAAGACTTGCTGTGCACCAAAGGCTACGCCAAGTGTCTTAGCAAGGCTTTTAACACCCTTGCTTAATTTATCTGTAGAAGTCTCAGCTTTTAAATGCTTTTTTACCGGTGAACTCCGCTGCAATATCAATGACTACATTACTCATGCTGCTCCCTTTACTGCACCAGATGCAATGCGAGCCTTAAATGCTTTGTCTGTCTTATCAATGGCATCAAAGATAGCCTTGAGTTGCTTGCCTTCATCCTGTGCCCATGCACGATAGATCACACGACCACGCATGTCTTGACCGGACTTCTTGCTTCCATACAATGCACCTTGCTGCACGAAGCGAGCACCAGCATTAGGATTGTTGGATCTACTTTCTCCAGAACCGTTAGGGTTTAATCTGCCGGCCTTCTCATAGATCGTGCCAGCTGCTGAAGTGTTCTTAATTCTAAACAGGGATCTAAAGCCTCTGGAGTTAGGTTTGCCATAGCCAGTGCGATACACAATGCCGCGCTTAATTAAAGCTGCATCATATCGAGGGAATGGGCGCAGTCTGCCAGAAGTGTTAAATGCTTTAGGCTTAGTTGCAGAACGCCTATCCCAGTTGTATAAATTACCTGGAGCAGAACTAGGTACAAAGCCTCTAGCATCCTTCTGGATGACCTTCAAGGACTTAGTGATCTCAGCTGTTAATTCCTTAGCAAGATCAGGCGCATAGGCATTAAGAGCCTTACGAAGTGCGATGACCCCCCTTACTTCTACTGGCATCGCTCACCTCTTTCGCTTCATCCTTTAGACCTTGTACCAGAGCATCTAGCATGGTCTTATCTAGTTCTAACAATTGCTGTGGCGCGATCCCCAACCTAATGCTTAGCCTAGCAATAAGGTAAGTGAATGGTTGATCGCGCTTTAAGCTAAAGGGTCGGAGTCTTCAACAGAAACCAATTTAAGGGTTTCTATGAACTCCATCCCATACGGCTTGACAGTTTCACCTGATCTGCGTGTTACTTCCCAAGCTAACCAATAGACATGACTCTGTAATTCCTGATCTCTAAAGCTCTTATGGAACCCCATCTTGGCATACTGCTCGAACGCGTACTCCACTGCTGGAGTAATCTCGCCTTCTAGTACGCTTCCGTCATTACGAACGATCTTTAACTTTGCCATGTCTTTGCCCCTTAGTTAGTTTGTTATGAAGTTGCTACTGCGATTGTGCCATTCACATTCCATGTGACTGACTGCATACCTAAATCGCCAACTGCGCCGTTAATGTCGGTTGTGCCATTGACTAAGCATGTCATTGTGTAAAGAGGGTTAGTCGCAGATGTTGCAGCTGATGTCTGCTTGACTGTTACTGTTGTTGATGTTCCCCATACAGCTTGTAGAGTTTGTAGCACCTTTGAAGATGCTGTGTCGTTTAGGAAGTCAATAGTAATTGAACTTTCCTCTAGACCTTTTACTGCCTTCACACCAGAATCGCCCATCGCTGTGACGGCCAATTCCTGAAAGTTTCTGTTGATTGTTATTGATGTTACATGGTCAGACAAGTCCACTGCATTGACTGTCAAGACTACGGCATTGTTTAGAAATACAGCCATTGGATTATTCCTCGTCTTTCTTAGTAGTTACTGGCTTTGGTGCTGGTACATTAACCTGCCCGATTTTGATCAGGAAGGCTTCGTTTTCTTTTTCCCACTCGGACATATTAACTCCAACTCGTAAGGATTGATACGGACATCTCGCAGCTGAGCAGATCGCCTGATGCAGCATTGAGAACACTGGGTGCGCTTATTGCGCCTACATTATAGGTCAAAGCTGATGCATTGAGTTTAGTAAACACGCCTACTACTGCATCTTCTATTCCATTGAGATTGCCTTCATTATCAAACAAAGGCACTGTAATAATAATCTTAAAGTTAGCCATCGGGCTGATGGTGATGTGCTGATTATTGTTAGGTGTCAGATAAGGATCGTCTGGAGACACAATTACAGAATTAGCCAAGACTGTTGCAGGCGGGAAAGCAAAGGTCTGGTACTTAGTGTTATCTACTAGCGCAGTGGCTAAAGTAGTACGAAGTGTCGTAATCGGTACTGTAGGCATTAGCCAACCATGCTACGCGGATCTAGTGCGTGAGCGATCAATCCTCGCACCTTAGCCAGGAGCTGTGCGCTCATCCGGTAAGGGCTTGGCTGGAAATCGACAGCGTTGGAGCCAGAAAGGGTGGCCGTCCTTGCTTGCCAGATCTCGACAGATATCATAAGAGCTGCGTTCTGAATACTTTCATCAGTAGTCCAGTCGGTTGTGGTATCACCGGTAACTGTGCCAGCTGGAGAAAGTGTGTTCTTGTCTGTTGCTGTTGCAGCACTAATTGTGTAAGTAATTGAGTACTCACCGACTTCTGTTAATGTCTTTGTACCGTTCCATGCTGATCCACAATTAGTAATAACTACTGAGTCCCCCACAATAAATTCTGGAGCTTGCTCGAAATAAAGTGTTGCAGTTGTTGTTGTTTTAGAATGTGCTATTGGGAATTCTTTTTTAGCCCATAGCATCGGCAGTAGAACTGCATCTGCTGCATCGCATACAGATTGGAGGGTGGCGTCTGCATACAAAGTACCGACTCCGAGAGTGCTGCGGAGTTCTGCGACTGTTGTAAGTGCCATTCCTATTCCTTCCTAAAGACCCTGGGGAGTAGAGGGCTACTACTCCCCAGAGCGACTTAGTTTCTAACTGATTAGGTTAGGTTGTAACGGCGTACGCCCTTGCCATTGCCACAATAAAGTGCAAGGTATCCGTATAGCATGATTTGGATCTGACCTGTACCAAGCAAATTAACGCGGAGCTCAGTCTGTGGTGACTCCCATGTGTAAACAGATGATGGAGCAACTAGGAAAGCAGACTCATCGATGATTCCGCTTGCTGTGATGTTGTGATCCACAATAAGTGAAGTGCCAAGAACATTACCGACAACTGCTGTAGGTACTGTTGCACCGGATGCGTTCTGTGTCTGGCCTTGTGCGGAATATAGAGGGCGTGAAGAACCATCTACATAGCCGTTAATTGCTGCCCATTGATCTGTTGAGGCAACTAGCTTGTTCGCAAATGCTCCACCAGTTCCCTTGTAGGCTGCTGCTGCTTCGACTGCAATAAATGATTGAAGTCCTGCTGCTGTTGCAGCTGTAGATGTTGCTTGTGTTCCTGCTGATGTGAACTTAGCAATAAGAGCAGCATCTGTTGCCTTCTCGTATGCCTTGCGGAGTTCTGCCATAAGAAGATCTAGGAAAGCAGGCTGTGATCTGTCAATGAGCTCAAAACTGACTTCATTAAGTCCGGCGAACTTATCAATATTTACTGTGTCGCTAACAGAAGTCATTCCTGTTTCTGATGGAGCAGAACCTTCATTAGTGTCTGCAACTGTTGGAGCTGTGTCTGCTGATGAGGCGTTAGTAAATAAACGCGGAATGGTGAAAGACATACCAGTGATTCCTGCAAGTGATCCGCGTGTTACGGCTTCAAATGCTGGACGGCCTGTGAATGTGTCTGTCAAGAATGTGTTCAGGTGTGGTGCAAGTGTTAGACCTGTGTTTGTTGTTGTTGAGTCATCTGCTGCCATAACTTTACGGCGAGCTTCTGTGTCACCAAGTGCAGCGCGGATGCTTGCATCCAAGTACTGTCCTGAAGTGATTGGTGCAATGCGCTCGCGCACATTAGTTATGCTTACAGTTGGGCGAGCAGCTTCGACAGCCGTTGCCTCAACTTCTGGTGCTACGACATCGGGAGTATTTTCCACGACTGCCTCGCTTTCTGGTTGTTGGGTTGGTGCTAAAGGATGTCCTTCGACTTCTTCAGCTGCTACATCGATAACTTGAGCCGACTTAAATGCAGGCTCTGTTACCAAACTTACTTCAAGCAACTTGGCAGCGGATACAAACATCACATTGCCTTTCTGCTTTGAATGAATTACTTCTACGCCTACAGACAGACCAGATTGGAGTCCCTCTTCTGCAAGGATCAAAGCTTCTGTACCACGATTGCTACGACTTATCTTAAAGCTCGCATAGATGCCATCTTCTTGTTCAGTGAACTTCGTGGCCGATCCTAAAGGTTGGCGAGCGTCATGCTGATTTAATAATTTTACAGATTTAGGATCTTCTGGAAGTGCTATAGAGCCTTTCTCAAAGACTACTTTGCCGGCAGAAGTGTTGCCCACTTCGCCTGTTCCCGCTGGAGCGATCTTGCCTGAGATTAAGCGTTCTTCTACATTGGCAATGAGTCCAGACGAGAAGGTGATTACCTGATTTTCCATTAGGCGATTCCTTCGCTTCCGTTAGGTGTTAAGTTTTCCATCTCCATTGCTTGCTCAACTGTGATCAAGCCAAGAGATAGCATCTTCTCAATTACTAGCAAGCGTTCCATTGGTTCTGTTGCCAGGAATGATGAATCTAGATCGAATCTGACTGCGTTACCGCGAGCTGTAATGTCATCCATTGACAGACGATCTTCTATTGCACATACATAAGGTGCTAGGGATAAAGAATAAAATTGTTTTCTTTCATCAAGCACATTGGCATAAGTCATACTGTTATTGGCTTCTGCGCTGAGCATGTACGCTGGAATGTTGCATAGACGAGCGATTTCTGTAGCCAAGAATTGTTGCGCTTCATCGTACATCATGTCTTTAGGTGAAAATGATGCAACATTATACGAGAGAGTAGAAGTTAAATATGCCGTTGATCTGTTCAACCTGCTTTGACGCCAAGATGCAAGCAAGCCTTGCACTTCTTTAGGATCTAGATCAGCACCGGAATTGGAGATGTAGCCAGTCGGCATGGGAGTCGCTGCTGCAATAACTGCTGCCTTGCGCAGATCGATAGCAGCTTGCATTGTTTCTGATCCGCGCTCCAAGATACCTTCATCAAATCCTTGGAATGTAATTAGACTGCCAAGACCGGACATAGGTACAGCTGTTGCATCAATATAATATTGCGTTACATGAGTTGCAGTTAAGTCTGTGTTAAATGTAACTTTGACATTAGGAATCCATTGGAATCTAGCAGGCCGGCCATCTTCAGCATAAACTTCTGTCACTTGCCAGTAAGCCACGCCGTACATCATCAATGAATCTACAGTCCATGCCATTGTTATAGATCGTGGTTGGTTAATTGCAGGCTGATCACACCAGATCGGATTGCCTAATTCTTCACCAGTCGATACACGATATAGATTAAGAGGCAGGCCACCGATGACACCGCTTAAAAGGTTTCTGCATCTGGCTACCGAAGGTACAGACATTGCAGCATTGCGTGAGACACGCGGCAACAGCATATTGACTATTGAGTTGAGGTTTTCCCCCATAATGGAAGGGGCATATTGCGCTTCAAGCTGTGACTTGTTTTTTATAGTTGCATCAGTTTTGCGGAATAGACCCATAGTCAGAAAGTATAGCATTTGTCAAGTATTTAGACAATCTGCTAGGGCGTGTCTAAGTATATATTTGAGGTACAGATTGAGGCTTCATAAGGGTCGAGACAATCATGGCTAAAGATATTGGAGCACTAACATCGCCTGCTGATTTTCTGCGAACGATTCTCCAGCCATGATCTGACTCTTTAGCTGCACAATTATTCATCTGCTCGATGAAGATGTCCTGCCCTGAGTGAACGACTCGATGATTTACTAGGCTGTCGAGATAATCCGAGCAAGCCTGGTAGAACTTCTGGCCTGAGACATCCTGCACCTTGACTCCGGCATTGGCTAGGCGTTCGCTGATCGTGGCAGTTGTGTACTTGTCGTGTAGCACTAATTTAGGTCGATAAATATCGCACCATGCTTTTATAGAAGCTGCAATCTTTAGATCATCGACTGCTGTATCGCTGTAGTAAGTCTCTAAGATGCCAATACCAATCCGTCCATCGGGAAGAATCTGACCAGCGCATAGGCTTGCATTTCTTTTAGACGGGCTTACATCAAAGCCAAAGACTGTGTACTGACCAGCTGCCATAGTTAATTCACTATCGCTAGTCTCCTCAAGGATTCCCATAGGCCAAGGGCTTGACAAAGCATCGATCCAGCTGCACAAAGTCTCTGTCCTAATTGACTCAACAGTGCTTATGGCAATCGATTCTCGGATCGCATCTTCTGTGACTGTGTAATTTAATGAAGGGTTGGCCATTGCTATCGCATCCCAGAACTCCTCAGAGTCAAGATCTATCTTGCAATATTGTGGCGCAGAATACTCC